ATTTCTTTGAACCGCTCTTTGCAAAGTTACCAGACTTTAAACTTCTCATGAGAGCCAAAGTTAATCTTTATGGTAGAACTCCAGAGATAGTTCATCATCCAGATCATGTGGATATGAAACAAGAACACATGGGTGCTTTATTCTCATTAAATACTTGTAATGGGGGAACTGTTATTGGAGATGAAAAGTTTGATAGTGTTGCTAATAGGATATTGTTTTTTGATCCTACTCAACCTCATCATAGCACTTCTACTACTGATGTAAAACGAAGACTAAATGTTAATATTAATTATCTATAGAGGACTAAATGGATACTGAAGAGCTACAAGAATTAGAAGACTACGAAAACCCTTCCAAAACCTCAACACCATTAAAGGATGATCACCCTTTAAGTTGGTGGTTAAAGTGGGCATCTTCGTTTATTTTAATTCTTGCTATGATTGCAACAACCAACGATTTATATCCTTGGAATATGTTTTTACAATTTATAGGTGTTGCTGGTTGGTTGTGGGTTTCTGTCATATGGAATGATAGAGCTCTTATAATTGTAAATGCAGTTGCAGTTGCAATTTTTCTAAATGGTATTGTTAACTGGATGATAAAGGTACTCTAATGGTTAAGAAAAAGAAGATTGAAGCGACTACTGATAATAGTGGATGGGTAGAACCTAAAAGAAAAAAGGTTCGTAAAGCACGTAAACCTATGACTGAGGAACAGAAACAAGCTGCTGTTGCTCGTCTTGAAAAGGCAAGGGCAAAACGTGCAGAAAATAATCCAGATTATGGTAAGAGTAGCTTCCATGAAAGTCTAAGAAATATTCCAGATGATGCTCGTGTTACTCCTAAGAAAGTTAAAAGATGGATCAAGACCCAAAAAGAACTTGCTGCTTCAGAACGTAGAGCTGACAAGCAAGGTATGAAGGGTGCATACGCAAGACAATCTGATCACGAAGGTTATGTTCGTAATCTTGTTAAATACTTACGTGATGGTGATTACATTGACCCATTTTATGGAGAATACCAAGAAAAAAGAGTTAGTAGAAAATGTATTGCTCAATCATATTATTGGGAAGGCTCTAAAAAAGGTCAACCAAAATTTGATGTTGGTGTTTACTATCCAATGTTAGGAACTACGTATACTCAAGAAATGTATAATGAAGATAATTTTATAGTTCCAGAAATACCAAAAAAGAAAAGAAAGAAAAAATGACAGCAGATATTATTAATGGGCCTTGGAAGAAGCACATTAAAAGTGATAAAGAGTTAGAACAAGCAAGAGTGTTTGCTGAATGTGATCGTATAGTAAGTGATTGCACGATTGCTGTTCTACAGAATCTTGTAGAAAGTGGTATTGCACCAGATGATCCTGATGATGAAAATATTACATACATTCTTTTTTTAACAGAGTTATTAAAAGGAGTAGCATATAAGAGTTTTAATATAGAACATCCATTTCAAGAAATTGTGGCTCTTATGTGTGCCACAGAACAAGAGAACAATAGTAAGAACTACTATATAGATTATAATGCAGTAGAAGATGCAATCAGTTTTTTAAAAAATAGGGAAAAAGACCTAACATGATTTTAGTTGATATGAGTCAGATATCGTTAGCAAGTATGATGATGCATCTGAATATGAATAAGACCACCAAACCAGATGAAAATATGGTGCGTCACATGATACTTAATTCCCTAAGAATGTATCGTAGTAGATTTAAACAAGAGTATGGAGAGTTAGTTCTTTGTTTTGATTCTCGTCACTACTGGAGGCGTGACCACTTTCCAAACTACAAGGCTGGTCGTAAGAAGGGTAGAGAAAGTTCTAATCTAGATTGGGATGCAATCTTTGGTTGCCTCAATGAGATTAAACAAGAACTAAAAGACTTTTTCCCATACAAATTTGTTGAGGTGTATGGTGCAGAGGCTGATGACATAATCGGTGCATTGTGTCTTGAACTTGAATATGACAATGGAAAGACATTAATCCTTTCTGGTGATAAAGACTTTATTCAGTTACACAGATTTAAGAATGTATCTCAATACAGCCCCATCACTAAGAAGATGATGGTTAATGATAATCCACACCAGTACTTAGAAGAACACATTCTTAAAGGGGATTCTAGTGATGGAGTTCCAAATGTATTATCACCAGACAATACCTTTGTTGATGGAATACGACAAAAACCTTTGAGTAAAAAGAAGATTGCAGAATGGACAGGAGAAATTCTTGTACCAGTTGAGATGGCTATACCTGACGGTGAAGTTAAACGTAATTTCCAAAGAAATCAACAGTTGATTGATTTGTCTAAAACACCAAAAGAGATTTTTCTTGCTTGTCTAAAAGAGTATCAAGATTCTCCAGAAGGTGACCGTAGCAAACTACTAAATTATTTTACAAAGAAGAGATTGAAGAATCTCACAGAATCCATAGGAGAATTTTGACATGGACTTACTAATATCTGAAATCTTAGAAAAAGTTTCTAAGATTAAAACAAAAAAAGAGAAGGTTACTTTTCTGAAACATTATGATTCCGATGCACTACGCATGGTAATCAAATCATCTTTTGACCCTAAAATCAAATGGGCTCTTCCAGATGGTGATGTTCCTTATACAAAGAACGATGCTCCAGAGGGTACAGAACACACTAATCTTCATGCTGAAGCACGAAAGTTATTTCATTATCTAGAAGGTGGTAATACAGACTTGAACCAGAACAAGCGTGAAAGTATGTTCGTTCAGTTACTAGAAGGGTTGCATGAGACTGATGCTGAGGTACTTGTTGCTGCAAAAAATAAAGAATTGCATCGTAAGTTTAAAGGTCTTTCTGATAATGTAGTCAAAGAAGCATTTGATTGGGATGAAAAATATATGAAAATTGATGGTTATCCTCAAAAAGGTCGTTTGGCTACTGGTTAATTTTCTTTCAAAAAAGTGCATTTTCTTGTTGACAAATCCTTTTGAACATGGTATGATAAGACATAATCAAAAGAGAGAGGATTCGTTATGAGTGAGATGAAAAATTACGCAATGGACTTAGAAGCTGCGGTTTTATCTGCAATAGAAGAAGATGGTGCAGAAACCCTTGAGGATGTTATTTCTGAAGTTAGATTACAATATGTTTTTGTAGATGAGGAGTATGTTGCTGATTTATACTGGGCATATACGGAGAGTTATAACAGTAAGTATTATGCTTAAATTAATTTCAAAAAAGTGAAATTAACTGTTGACAAATCTTATTTTATCATGTATAATGGTAATATAATCAAGAGAGAGAGAGAAAATATTATGATTAATTATGTAGATGCAGTGAATGGTGGAATTGAAATGACTACCAAAAAAGGTGAAACACTTTGGTCTGACACCGTAGAGGGTGTTGCAAAAGCCATGTACGATTATGGTATCGCTAAGACCATGATGGGTTCTAGTTCTATGGATTTTGCATCTGAGGAAGGTTTTGAAACCGATGAAGGTGCAATGTTATTGTTGAAACGTGCTTTGGAGTTAGTGTAATGACTAGTTATGTAAAAGAAGGTTCTAAAACCATTGTTGATGGTATGACCAAAATGATGGATGCCATGAAAGAAGACTTTAATGTTTTCATGCCAACTAATCTTAGAATGTGTGAAGAGTATGCTGAAAGTTTAGAATATAAAGTTGGTAATAAGTATATCAAACTTATTTCTAAAAATAATGGTGTTAAAGCATTTATCGTTAATGTTGAAGATGATAAGAAGTTTAAGTTTGGTGACATTTTGATGCCTGCTGGATATAGTGCTCCTGCTCGTAATGGTGCTCGTGGAAACATCCTTAAAGGTGAATATGCAATTAATTGGACAGGAGCTTGTTATTTATAATGAGAAATATGAAACTTGATGATGTTGTTGGTGGAGTTATTATCTTTGCTATACTACTTATGGTTCTAAAGATAACTTAATGATACGAGAGGCCGCCTTTGCTGGTATTTTGTTTGCAGCAAGTTCTGTTAATGAAATGACAGGTTCACCACCAACTTTTGTTAATCCAAAAACAGTAGAATGTCTTGCAATGAATATGTATCATGAAGCAAGAAATCAAGGTAGTGCTGGATTACTCGCAGTATCAGCTGTTGTTCTGAATAGGGTAAAAGACCCTAAGTTTCCTAATACTATTTGTGAGGTGATTGAACAGGGCCCAACAAGAGAAAGTTGGAAGACTCGTCAAACTGCTGATCCAAATGATGCACAATTTTATCCTGTAAGAAACCGCTGTCAATTTAGCTGGTTCTGCGATGGTAAGAGCGATGTGCCAAAACAGAAAGAAACTTACAAAAGACTATTGACAATTGCAGAGTCTATAGTATATAATAAGTTACCGTTCATAGATATAACAGACGGTGCAGTTTTTTATCATGCTGATTATGTAACACCTTCATGGGCAAAGACTAAAATTAAAACGGTAGAAATACAAGATCATATTTTTTATAAATGGGAAATCAAATGATTAACAATGGTCGTTACTACAAAGAATTATCAACTTACACAGGCTCTGATAATTACAGCGATAGAACTGCTAAAGTTCTTTGGGATGATGTACAAAAAAAGTATTATGTGGATATGAATAAAAGTGGTTTTTCTGAAATACGTACTATGGATATTCATAATAAAACCTATGCTGAAGATTGTGCAGAAAATTTTGTAATGGGATATGGAGAATTTAACCGATGAACTTAAAATATTCAAAAGACGTAGTGAGTGACTATGATAATCTAAGTGATGGTCGTAAAAAATACATCATAAAGCGTTCTGAGAAAAAAGGTGTTACTGTTTCTGAATATCTTTTAGAGAAGTATGGTCAATGAACATCTTCTACCTTAATGAAGACCCTATAATTGCAGCTCAGATGAGTTGTGATAAGCACGTTGTCAAGATGATACTTGAGTCTGCTCAGATGTTATCTACTACTCATCGTGTTCTTGATGGTAATGATTATGCTGATAAAGTAGGGTTGTACAAGTTGGCACATAAGAACCATCCAAGCACTATATGGGTTCGTTCAAGTTATCAACACTACAAATGGTTATATGACCACATGATTGGTCTTATGCAAGAGTACACTCATCGTTACGGTAAACACCATGCCACAGAACGATTGATAACTCCTTTGCTAGAGTATCCTCAAGCTATACCTGTAGGGGGTTATACTGACCCACCACAATGTATGCCAGAAGAATGTAAAGGTGAGGACACAGTACTTGCATATCAAAAATACTATATAATAGAGAAGTCTAGTTTTGCGAAATGGTCTAAACGGGAAATACCAACATGGTTTATGGAGTCAATCAATGCAAAGGGAAAGTCGGTCGAACTACATACTTAGAAAAATGCAAGAACAAAGATTAGATTATTCATCAAATAATGAAGCTATAATAAACATAAAAGAAGAAAATAAAATTCTTCGTAATAATGTGAAAGAGCTTCAAGAGCAAGTACAAAGTGCCTATAAACGTATTAAGGAATTAACTATTAATACGAATCAAATGGAACTTGATATATGAAAATATGTCTATAAAAGGAATAAATTATAATGCCGACTTACAAATTTAGAAATACAAATACAGGTGAGGTATTTGATGAATTTTTATCTTTCAGTGAAAGAGAAACATATCTAAAAACTCATTCTGATATTGCACAAGTTCCAGTAGCTTTTGCTTATGTTGGGGATCATATTATGGGTGTTGGACCAAAAAATGATGAGGGATTTAAAGAACGTATGAGTCAAATTGCATCTGCTCATCCCAATTCACATTTAGCTGATAGATATAAGACTAATGAGTCGCATAAAGGTTTGAAAACAAAGGCAGTGGTTAGAAAACATCAGAAAAAAAACCCTTTAGTTACTAAATAATTATGGTGCGGGCGAGACATCAAACTTCAGCATGGATACACAGTATCTACGTAAGCTTGGAAGTCAATCCGCCCATGCGCCAAGGGGAGTGTTGTAGAGCGCTCTTTGACACTCCCCACCCATTTTATAAATAGGATACATCATGGCATCAAAGAAAAATAAAGAAATTAATCACAGTAGTTTAACCACTATAAAACCTATCACTGATAACCAGAAACAAGTTTTTTCAAGTTGGAAAAAAGGACAGAACCAGTTTCTATTTGGTTGTGCTGGTACAGGTAAAACCTTCGTATCATTGTATTTGGCATTGCAAGATATTTTTGATTTAAAAACAAAATATGACAGAGTGGTATTAGTTCGCTCTCTTATTCCTACAAGA